TTTAAAAATCCACAAAATAGATATATGTTACTAAAACAAACATAAATATAATTCTACACAGCGGCCTTTCTGTCTTTATCCCGCTTTACAAATTCTACAGCCTATGTTATTATTACACATAGGAGCAATACAATGACACTACAACCAGTACAATACAAATTTACCAGTACCAAAGAGTATCACAATGCCTTTCCGGTAGCATACCGTCAATGGCGAGCCGATAGCCATTGCAACCTGATTCACGGTTATAGTTTTAGCATGAAGTTTTATTTTGGTACTAATAATCTTGATGCCCGCAACTGGGCTGCTGATTATGGTGGGCTTAAAGAACTCAAAAGCGTACTCGAAAGCCAGTTTGATCATACCCTGCTGGTAGCTGAGGATGATCCTGAGCTGGAGTTCTACAAAGAAATGGAACGGCGCAAGCTAGCCAAGCTGACCATACTACCTAGATTAGGTTGCGAAGGCCTGGCTGACCAACTTTACAAATATGTTAATGGAGTGTACATCCCTGACATGTGGGGGCAATCAGAAGCAGAACGATTGTGGTGCTACCGAGTAGAAGTGCGCGAAACACAAAGCAACATGGCTTTTAGAGAAGGCCATCGTGAATGGAACGAGGACTTGTTTGTATGAGTAAACTCAAGATAGCAGAATTGTTTTACAGTATCCAAGGTGAAGGCCGTTATATGGGTGTGCCTAGTGTGTTCTTGAGAACATTTGGATGCAACTTCAAATGCGCCGGCTTTGGTATGCCTGCTGGTCAGGCCAGCACTGAAGTAGAGGCCATTGCTGATCGTGTTGCAGACTTTAAATTCTATCACGAACTACCGTTAGTGAGTACAGGATGTGACAGTTATGCGTCTTGGGATCCAAGATTCAAAGATCTTTCCGCCACATACGATACTGATGTGATTGCCAAGTCTATTGTAGAGACCTTGCCATTCAAAGAGTGGAGAGACGAACATCTTGTGATCACAGGTGGTGAACCGCTGCTGGGGTGGCAACGTGCATATCCCGACTTGCTAGAACAACCAGAAATGGCCACGCTCAAAGAGATTACATTTGAAACAAATGGTACTCAAGAACTGTCAACTGAGTTTGCACAGTATTTGACCAAGTGGGAATTTGCCAGTGGCGTCAAACGTGAAGTGACTTTTAGTGTCAGTACCAAGCTAAGTTGCTCGGGAGAAAGTAGAGACGAAGCTATTCGGCCTGATATTGTGTGCAATTATGAAAAATACGGACATACCTATCTCAAATTGGTAGTAGCCACAGAGGCCGATGTTGAAGAAGCTGTATGGACTGTGCAGGCCTATAGACAAGCGGGATTCACAGGTCCTGTGTATCTAATGCCTGTTGGTGGTGTTGAGAGTGTGTACAGTCTAAACAATCGCAGAGTGGCAGAATTGGCCATGCAACATGGCCTAAGATATAGTGATAGATTGCAAGTACCACTATTTAAAAATGAATGGGGGACCTAATGACAGAAACACGAAAAAGAACCGTAGTACGAATGCTTACTTACAGGCTAACTGCCTGGCTGTTTACTATCTTCTGGACATACCTGTTCACTGGAGACTTCGGATCTGCAGCAGGATTTGCCACGGTGTTACATCTGTTGTTAAGCGTAGACTATTACATACACGAACGAATTTGGCTCAAGATCAAATGGGGCAAAGAATAATTTTTCAAGGAAGCAAATGACATATCTTTTTACCAGTGAATCAGTATCAGAAGGACATCCAGACAAGGTAGCAGATGCTATCTCAGATGCAGTACTGGATCTTGTAATGCGCGAACAAAACCCTGCACTGAGATGTGCATGCGAAACGCTGGTTACTACCAACAGAGTTGTTGTGGCAGGTGAATTCAAGGGTGTTTTACACAAGGAAGAAGTCGAAAGTGCTGTTCGTCGAGTTATCAAAGACATTGGGTACGAACAATCAGGTTTTGATTGGCGGACCGTTGAGATTACCAATCTGTTGCATGCACAAAGTGCAGATATTGCACTAGGTACAGACACGTTTGGTGCAGGAGATCAAGGTCTTATGTTTGGATATGCTTGCAACGAAACTGATAATTACATGCCCAGTGCAATTTATTGGAGTCACAGAATTGTGGAAGCATTGACTAGTATACGTAAGAATCTTTTAGTGGCCTGGCTTGGCCCAGATGCCAAGAGCCAAGTTACATTTGAGTACGATGCTAACAACAAACCGGTACGTATTACCAAGGTAGTATGCAGTACTCAACACAGCGAATCAGTTGGCATTGATACTGTACGCAGTACCATTGAACTTATAATCCGCAGTCTGCTACCAGAAAAATACATTGATGCCAATACGGAATTTTATATCAATCCAACTGGACGTTTTGTGATTGGAGGTCCGGATGGTGATACCGGACTAACTGGGCGCAAGATCATTGTTGACACGTATGGCGGATATGCACCACACGGCGGTGGCGCCTTCTCTGGCAAGGATCCTACCAAAGTAGATCGTAGTGCAGCTTACATGATGCGGTATCTTGCCAAGAACATTGTGGCCAGTGGACAAGCAACATGGGCCACTGTGCAAATCAGTTATGCCATTGGCATTGAGAAGCCCATGAGCTTTTATGTAGAAAGTGATGGTGATAGTGCGGCATTGACCACCTGGATCCAAGACAACGTGGATCTAACACCACGTGGCATTATCAATCGGTTTGATCTATTTAGACCAATTTACAGCAGTACCACCAACTACGGACATTTTGGCAAGGCAGACCTTCCGTGGGAAGCGGTAGACCTATTTTAAAGGGCAACACAATGTTTGATTATTTAAAGCGCAAGTTTACAAAACAACCTTTGGAAGAAAAACCAAAAATAGTCAAGCCCAAGGCAAAGACAGCCAAGGAACTGGCCACTGAAGCCAAGGAACCATATGTGAATGTGATTAGTGTGGAGTTAGACCCCGATGATGTGGGCAACGGTGCGTTTGAGTTGGACTGGAACGATGTGTTTGTTGCCAGATTGGTCAAGGCCGGATTCCAAATGAAAAAAGATGATACCGATGCAGATATTGTGGATCGTTGGTTTCAAACTGTGTGTAAAAACATCATTGCAGAAAATTATGAACAATGGGAAGCCAATCAACCAGTTGAGTCAAGACCCAGAATGGTGGATCGCCGGGATCTAGGCGGCGGAAGGACCGAAGTATCGTGACAATACTATATGTAAACGGTGATAGCCATAGCGCAGGCGCAGAAGCTGTCAATGATTACTGCTTTGCCAAAGACGACAGGTTATATCACGGGCTTGGCAGGCAGTCGCACCCAGACAATCTAAAAGTCAGTTATGGCTGCAATATTGCCAATGAGTTATCTGCTGTTTTGCATTGCGATGCAGAATCAGCCAGTTCAAACAATAGGATAATAAGAACCACACGCGAATATATTCGTAACGAAGGCACACCAGATGCTGTTATTATTGGGTGGAGTACTTGGGAACGTGAAGAATGGTTGCACGAGAATGTGTATTGGCAAGTCAATGCTGGCGGTATTGGTGATGACTGGCCAGATCCTGTAAAAGAGCGATACAAAGAATATATAGTTAATTTAGATTGGGAGTTGGCCGAACAACAGGCTCATAAAGATATATACGAGCTACATACCGAATTATTGGATCTTAAAATCCCACATTTGTTTTTTAATACTTACAATTACTTTCGGCAGTCGCCAGCTGACTGGTTTAATAACTATCTTGGCCCATACGATCCTGACTTGACCTATTACAAATGGTTAACCAATTCGGGATTTCAATCCAAACCAAGTTACCATTTTGATGCGGATGCTCATAGAAAATGGGCAGAATTTCTTTTACCGCACTTGACACAATTGTTATAATATGCTAATATTACTACATGAGATATCTAATTGTAGACACAGCTAACACGTTCTTTCGTGCCCGACACAGTGCCCATCGCCAAAGCGATACATGGGACAAACTGGGTTTTGCTATTCATGTAACATTGGGTTCAGTCAACAAAGCCTGGCGCGAGCAAAAAGCCGATCATGTGGTCTTCTGCTTAGAAGGCCGTTCATGGCGCAAAGATTTTTATGAACCATATAAAAAGAATCGTGCTGTGGCTCGAGCTGCCTTAACCGAAACAGAAGCCGAAGAAGACCGACTGTTTTGGGAAGCGTTTGATGATCTTAAAACATTCTTGACTGAAAAGACCAATTGCACTGTGTTACAACATTCTGAACTGGAAGCGGATGATCTTATCGCCGGCTTTATACAAAGTCATCCGAATGATCATCATACCATTGTCAGCAGCGACACAGACTTTTATCAATTGCTAGCATCAAACGTGAATCAATACAACGGTATTGCAGACGAGCTGCATACACTAGAAGGTATTCTGGACAAGAGAGGTAAACTGGTGGTTGACAAGAAAACTAAAGAACCAAAAAAGATTCCAGATCCCGCATGGATCTTGTTTGAAAAATGCATGCGCGGCGATGCATCGGACAATGTGTTCAGTGC